ACGCTGTTGCAAACGTGCCTGACATTCGGCTAACGCCAGGAACAAGCGTTTCTGTGATCAACAACAAATTGATGGGAACACACGCTACTGGAACTGGAATAAATGTAGAAGCTGGATGCTCTGATTGCACCGTTGCGAGCAATGATTTGTCGGGCTTGACTGCGTTATCAAACAGTGCAAAATTTACTGATAACGGAACACGAACACAAAAATTTAACAATAAATTTGGACTTGACCCTTTGATCGACACATTTACTATGGGCGCGGCTACAAGCACCACAGTGAACAATTCAAATGCCGCAAGCCCAGGCAGAATTATTTTGTGGCCTTTAAATGCGGCTGCGGCTTCATTGGTGAGTGGTGCAAATTCACCTTACATAAGCGCAGTTGTGTCTGGCACAAGTTTTACCGTATCAACTGCGGGTGGCGGGTCGGCGGTTGGAACTGAAATTTTTGGTTATCAAATGGTCTTATAAAGGAAAAAATCATGAGTATTTCTTATCAGTGGAAAATTGAAAATTTGCAAACTTTTTCTGATGAAAAGCAATCAAAAATTGTGTTCATGGTTGGATGGAAAGTAACGGGTTCTAATGGGCAACAATCAAGTGCCGTTTACGGTATGCAGTCAATTAATTATGATGAGCAAAAACCATTTGTTTTGTATGAAAATCTTACAGAACAATACGTACTTGATTGGGTCAAAGATAGTATGGGTGAAAAGGTCGGGCAATGTGAAAAAGATATTGCCTCACAGATTGATAATCAAGTAAACCCGCAACCTGTTGTTGCAAGTTTGCCGTGGCAATAACTAAACAAGGAGTTTGAAATGTCCACCAATTCACAAATCGCATTTGCCCCCCTCGGCGAGACCGTAGTTGTTCCTGCAGCTGCTAGTGCGCCTACTGGTGTTCAGGCACTCGTCTACGGCAGGCTGGATGCACAGGGTACGGGTCAGTATCGAATCATCAACGACAGCGTTTATACTGTGTTTCTTGGTGTTGGCACGACTGCAGCATTGGCTACTGCAAACGCGGTGGCTCCGGTCTCAGGGAACCCGAGCCCAGCTATCGTGCTGGTGCCTGGTGCTGTAGAGATCTTGCGCTTTTCTCGGACCTGCTTTTTCAGCGGTCTTGCATCTGCAGCGGCCACGGTCTACATCGTGCCGGGCGAGGGTATTTGATAAATGGCAACCTCGCTCGAACTTGACGTTCGTTTGACATCGCACGAGGCCGTGTGTGATTTAAGGTATGACACCATCAACGCACGCCTCAAGCGCATCGAGATGATCGGCATAAGCTCAGCAGGTGCCATCATTATGTTACTGCTGCATCTTGTGACAAAGGCTGCGTAATGGACACGTTTGATATGCTGGTAAAGGCTTGGCCCATTCTCCTTGCACTAATCACGCTTATCATCGTTCTATCTAAGATTGACCTGCGCGTAGCCGTAATTGAAGAAAAAATTAAAACGCTGTTTGAGCTATGGAATAAAAGGGGTGACAAATAATGTTTCCTCTCGCCGCCGTCCTGGACATCGGCAGTAAGCTGGTCGATAAGTTCTTCCCCGATCCGCAGCAAGCTGAACAGGCCAAGCTCAAGCTGTTGGAGATGCAGCAGACCGGCGAATTGGCGCAACTTGCGGCGGCAACCGATCTGGCTAAATTACAGATTCAGACCAATCTGGAAGAAGCTAAAAGCACTAATTGGTTTGTGGCTGGATGGAGACCGTTTGTCGGCTGGATATGCGGCGCTGGTCTAGCGTATGTGGCAATCTTTGAACCGATAGCGCGGTTTGTCGCAAAAGTGTTTTTTAACTATGCTGGCGATTTTCCGGTCATCAATACGGATTTGACCATGCAGGTATTGATGGGTGTGCTTGGACTTGGGGCGATGCGTTCGGTTGAAAAAGTCAGGGGTGGAGAGGGCAGCAGATGAAAGAAAAGCTCACTTTTGTGGTGACGACGATGGTTAGTTTTACCTTGTGCGTAGTCATCGCTGGGATGGTGTTTGCCTTGTGTGTCGGACTCTTTGACAAAGAAGTGAACAACGAAGATATTTTCAAACTGCTGGCCCCCGCGTTTCAAACAATCATTGGCGGGTTTATCGGACTGCTGGCTGGCATAAAATTCTCAAATGCAAACGAGGGCGATGATGCTAAGTAATTTTCCGGCGGCACTGGCGCTGGTGCTGAAGTCAGAAGGTGGATTCGTTAATCATCCGTCAGACCCCGGCGGCATGACTAACTTGGGCGTGACAAAAAAGGTCTGGGAAGCGTGGGTAAAGCATCCCGTCGATGAGGCCGAGATGCGCTCGCTCACGCCCGAGCTGGTGACACCGCTCTACAAGCAACGCTATTGGGATGCCTGCAAGTGCGACGATCTGCCCCGAGGCGTGGATTATGCTGTATTTGATAGCGCCGTAAACATGGGGCCAGGACGCGCCGCAAAGCTGCTACAAGCGGCGCTAGGCGTGACGGCTGATGGCAGTATCGGCAGGGCCACGATCGCTGCTGCGACCGCTGCCGATCCGGTGGAATTGCTGGAGGCGTTTAGCCTGGGCAAAGAAGCGTTTTACCAATCCCTGCCGACGTTTGCGACGTTTGGCAAGGGCTGGCTAAATCGTGTGGCGCACGTTCAGGATGCGGCAGAGGGGATGATGTGTTAGTCGTTCTTTTCCTCAATTTTCACGGATTCTATAAACTGAGCCAGCGCATAGACACAGGGCAGGATCAGGTCGCGGCATATCGCATCGTGAACATCAGTTTCTTGCACGCCTTGCGCTAAAAGTTTCAGTGCACCGATTCGCTCACTGACCAGCATGTCTAGGTGGTCAAAATCCAGCCGTTTGACGGTTTCGATGTTGTCGTATTTCATGTCATCACCTCAATTCCGTAAAGCATAATCAGCGCAAAAATGATTATCAGGCCGGTTACGCCAGCATCGAAAAAGCCCTCGCGGTAACAGTGTTTGCAGTGCGGCGTATGGATCTGCAATTCTGGTTCTTTACCGTAAACATCGCGCCAGTTAATCATTGGTAGATCCTCCGATCTTTCACCGTCAGAAAAGACACGCTCTTGCGCTCAAGACATGACCTGCACTTCCATATCCTGCGTGTGCCTTTTGTGATCTTGACCAGTTTGTAACCGGCCTCACGGCGGCAGGACTGGCAAACTGGGGCAATCATTTCCGCACCTGCTTGATAACAGGCACGCCTTGCACCTGCTGGCGGTAACGCCGGATCGTAGCGCCCACATCGGTTTTTGCCACATTAGTCGGAATAAACGGGTATTCGATAATGTAGATTTTGCGCTCGCGCAGGTAGGCAATGGCAGCTTCCAGTTTGTCGTTCATGATTTCCTCTCGTTCCAACGTTGGATGGCAACCTCAAGGGGCTGGTCCGTATCGTGGTGCGGTCCGATCATCTGGCATTCTTCACAACAGATGGCGATCACATTCGGCTTAACTTCGTCGACCAGGACATCCTCATTACCGCAGAATGGGCAGGCTGCAATAACGATCTGGCGTTTCTGGCGCTGCTCTCGGGCTGTTTCCCAGCGGTCGAGATCCTGACTGAATTGGCGCTCAAGCTCATCAAATGCGTTTGTGCTCATTTTGGCTCCTTAAAAAGGCAGGTCATCATCCATATCAACAACCGCTTTTTCTGCCTGCTCGCGTGTTTTGGGTTGATCTTTTTTAGTAAACGAAAGGCTCTGCCATTTGTTTCCGTTTTTGTCGGTTTTAGTCCAGGCTGACAGCCAGTATTCGACTCCGTCAATCAAAGCCGATCCGGTCATGTTCGGGTGGTTATCGGTCAGTTTCTTTTGATTCTTGAACATGGACCCGCTTAGTTCTTTTTGCACAAAATCAGCCATTATTTTATCCCCTTGAGTTTTTTAATCATTTCGTCGACTGTTACCAGAAAAGCATTAACTGCGGCTTCCAGTTTCTCTATTTCTTTATCATCCCGTTTAAACCGGACAATCAGCAGTTGCAAGTTTTCCGGCAGGTCAGGTCGAAAGCTCACGAAATCGCACCAATCCCGACCAGTGCAGGCCATTTGCCACATCATCTGGTTTTTGTAGCCTGTTGGAACAACTCCGGCGATCAAATTGGCCAGGTGAGTGGCAACTTTCGGGCACTTGATCTCCACAAGCCCTGAGTTGCCTACCAGACCGTCAGGCGAGGCTCCTGCGCGGTCTATGGTCGGGTGGATGCATAACCCTACCTCGTCAACCGAAAACCCTGTCTCGGCCTCATACGCGCTTCTGGCAAGGGGTTCCGTTTCGGTGCCGAATTGCATGTGCTCGTTTGTAAAGCTGGAACCTTGCGGTTTGCCGGTCAGGATTTCAGCAACGAGCTGCGCCTGGTAATCCCTGTAACCCGCGGTTTCGGGCTTCATCAGGACCGCAGAAATCATGCTGGCCGTGACTCGGCCGGCACGACTGGCAAGCCATTCCGGTGTTCCCTGAACTGCGTCTATGACTTTCATGCTGCCGCCAGTTCGGTTTTGCGCTTGTTTTTGGCGTTTGTGATCGTAGCCATTGCCATCGTGTCATTTTCTGCCTGCGCCATTTTGTAAGCGGTTTTAAAGACAGTCTGCAGGTCATCCAGTGTAGGCGCGGCTCCCAGTGCAAACAGGTGGGCGGTGCAGTCCATCGTCTTTTTGGGCTTTGCTGCGCTGGCGGCGTTGCCATCATCATCCTCTGGTGCGACTCCTACCGCGGCAGACAGGCTGTAACGGCGAGCGTAAGTTAAAGCCGATCCGTATCCCTGGGCATCGACTTTGCTGACCGGCAGAGACAAAACCCCGCAGGAGATCCATTCGCCAGAGCTGTGCAACAAGGTAGTTTCTACCCGCACCTCGTCTTTTTCGCTCGGCTCCACCGTCTGGATGTAGGACAGGCCGTTGGCACTGAACGCGGCTCGGATGGCCTCGACCACTGAAGCCAGATCCGCATACTTGGATTTGAAAAACGGGTTAGCAGAGTCTTTAATTGCGCCCTTCATTTGCCCCTGTGCCTTTGCCAGTGCTGCTGCCAGTCCTGCTACTGATTCTGATTTGTTCATAATGCCTCCGTTAATTCAAGTGAGAAAAGTAAAACTACAAAAATCCAAAGCGATGCAAACATTGCGATCCCGAGCAAGCAATCCAGCATGATCTGTTTCATTCCTGACCCCGATCATCGGCTATGTCCTGCGCCAATTCTTCAACGCAATCTGCATCGGCAAGGTGTTTTTTAAGCATGGCCTGCACTTGGTCATGCAGACGCTCGATGCGAATCTCTAACCCTTGTTTGTTTGTTCCGAGGGCAGCGACCACCAACTCGTATGCAAAGCTGCTGTCCAATTCCTCGCTCACAAATTCGTAAAGGTCAACCTCGGGGCGGCCGAGCTGCGGAAATTTGCCGGTGTCGAGCACTTCTTCAACTATGTCATCGAGGGCCTCTGCGCGGTCATCGTCTGTGATTTCAAAGCTGCCATTCGGATAGCAGCGCTTACAATCTTGAGATCCACACATGCAACGCTCGGCGCTCATGCTGCTACCGCCAGTTCAACAACTTTTTGCACACCGAAAAGGGCGGTAAATTTTGACACTGCGATGTCGCGTTGCGCCGGTGTCAGCATAATCCAGTCTTTTGCAGCGTTGCCGTAATTTGAATATTTTGATACCGCAATTAAAAACCATTCAGAAGATCCACGCTCGATCGTGTAGTCATTAATAATGCGCGAATATTTGTAAGCGCTCGGCACATCACCGCCAGACATGCCCGATGCTTTAGCACCAGCGCGATCTTTTTTGAAAATACTGAAACGATCTAATTTTGTTTCCATCGCTTCCGCAAGTTTGAAAATATTTTCAGCGCTTGCAGTGTGCTCTGTTGCTTTGCCGTTGAGCTCATCAAGCATGGCGTTGATCTTTGCGCGGTTTGCTTCTACGATTTTAATTTTCATTTTGTTTCTCCGTTTAGTTGCCAGACTCGCTCTGGCTGCGTATTCCAAAGCCCCCGCGTGGGCAGGGGCAGGAGAATCAAGCTGCTTGCAGTTCTTGAAATCTCTCCCATTCAAATTCTTTATTTACGCGGTAACCGTTTGCTTTTGCATCTGCTTTTAAATCCGCGTAGTAGGCTTCAAACTCTTTTTTCATTTCTGCTTTGCTCATTTTGTTTCTCCTGTGAAGTTTTGTTTGCAATCTGGTATGGAAAGAATCATAATGACTACCGCAACACTTTGCAACATCATTTTACAAGTATTTTATAACATAAACAAATCAAAGGGTTACAGATGCTAAAATCAGACGTTATTGCTTATTACGGGGGCGTTCGGGCCGTTGCCGAGGCGTTGAAGCTTTCAACGCAGGCGGTTTCTGCGTGGAAAGCGATCATTCCGGAGGTGAATGCCTGGCGCATTTTCTCGATCACGAAGGGCGCGCTTGCAATCAATCAAGGGCTCTATGAGTGATGCGGTTACTCTCCGCGATGGCCGGGTAGTCAGCTCGAGCAGCGAGGCGTGGCGTCTGGAGTGCGAGGCCAGGACCATTCTCAAGCGGCGGGATCGAAAAGAATACCTTGAAAAGGTCAGGCAGAAACGAGGCGTGGATGCCGCGGTCGAGCTGCGGAATGAAATGCTTGCAATTAAAGATGGAAGGTAATATGATTTTTCTGCGTTGTGAGAGGCGCATAGGAAGTCAGAGAAAACAGTCTTTTTCGGGCTGGTCTATCTGACCGTTTCAAACCCGTTAAGGGTGCCGACTTCCCGGAACATCTCACCGGATAGTCCAGCACCGAAGGAGATTGTTTTGTTTTATTACCAGTTCAATATTGGCGATTACGCCAGCCACACAAGAAACCTATCCCTGCTCGAAGATTTGGCATACCGCAAGCTGCTGGACGAATACTATCTGCACGAACATCCGTTGAACGGCAGTATAACGGACGTTGCTCGACAGATTGGCATGAAGGATTACCAGGACGAGGTTGCGTTTGTTCTGAAGTCGTTTTTTATCAATAAAGAGGACGTTTGGACCAACAAAAGGGCCGACCGTGAAATAGTGCATTACGCGTCAAAACTAGATCAAACCTCGAGGGCAGGCAAGGCATCTGCCGAGGTGAGGCGCAACGGGCGTTCAACGGACGTTCAACTAACCAATAACCAACAACCAATAACCAATAACCATAAAACATTAAACAGTAGATCAAAAACTATAGTCGCCAAGAGCGACTGTATTTGTCCTGAAACCGTATCCGAGGAAGTTTGGCAAGACTTTCAAACCCTCCGCAGGGCAAAGAAAGCACCGCTGACAAACTCAGCCATCAGCAGGATTGAAAAGGAAGCTGGCAAGGCCGGTATCCTTCTGGAGGCCGCTTTGATTGAGTGCTGCGCTCGAGGCTGGACCGGATTCAAAGCAGACTGGATGAAGGGCGAACCATTCAGCGTGGGGGCTGCCACCCGCAAGATTCTGGAACGCGAGCTGGAGAAAGAGGCTCGATTAATCAACCCGTGGGAGGAAATTCAATGAATATTATTAGTCTTGGCGCAGGGGTTCAGTCGTCAACAATGGCGCTCATGGCGGCTCACGGAGACATTGGGCCGATGCCGGATTGCGCTATTTTTGCAGATGTTGGCAATGAGCCTGCAAAGGTTTATGAATGGCTGGATTGGCTGGAAAAACAGCTTCCGTTCCCAGTGCATCGCGTGACGCGGGGTAATCTTGGCGAAGATCAAATGAAAATGGTTGCGGCAAAGGATAACGGCGATAAATACGTTCGCAATATGATTCCGGCTTTTACGTTAAATCCAGATGGATCAACCGGGATGTTGCCTAGAAAATGCACTCAAGATTACAAGCTAATCCCGATCCGTCAAAAAGTACGTGCATTGTCGGGGGGTGGGGCAGTTTCCCAATGGATTGGAATTTCAAAAGATGAAGCGCACAGACAAAAGCCTAGCGGCGTTAAATACATAAAAAATCGGTTTCCTTTGTTGGAAATGGAAATGACGCGTTTGCATTGTTTGGAGTGGATGGCAAAAAAAGGCTATCCCAAACCACCAAAGTCATCGTGCATTTTTTGTCCGTATCATTCAGATAAACAATGGGCAGAATTAACACCGACAGAACTAGCCGAAGTCGGACACATTGAAAAGGTTTGGAATGAACAGATAAAACTGGACGAAAGAGCCAAAAAAACACATGGGATTATTAGATTCCATAGAAGCTGCAAACCCATTCTTGAGGTTGATTTTAATTTGGGTGATGCAAAAAACCAGATTGATATGTTTGGCAACGAATGCGAAGGGATGTGTGGCGTATGAAAAAATCATGGTCGGTCAGGCTGCATCAAGTTTTCAAGAATATGTATGCTCAAAAGTTTTCAGCATCATTCAAGGACGAAGCCGAGATTGAAGGCTGGATTGAACTGTGGTCAGGATTGGACTGCGATGTTGAATCCATGCAAGCCGCTTTGAAGATATTGCCGACGCAGTTTCCAGACTGGCCGCCTACCTTGGGGCAGTTTCAGGCTTTACTGCAAAACAAGCCGAAGTTGCTACTGCCGGGCCCCCCCCTCGAGCGCACTCAGCCCAGTGCGGAACAGGCCGCGGCTTTGCAGAGGGTGGCGACCGCAAAGCTAAACCCCAGGATGCCCTGGTGGACGGTTGACAAGGTAAAAAACCAGCAGCAGGTGGATTTTATTGTGATGCAGGCCAGACACTTTGGGGCTGGATCTGACGCAGGGCAGTTTTTGCGGAAATGTCAGGACGCCGGTGTTATCAATGGAATGGAGTTGGCATGAAATCACCCAGCAGACCACCACCTAGCGTTGATTTAGTGTGCTTGCATTGCGGGAATACAAATTTCTTTGTGCGGCACACCAACTATTATTGCAAACAATGCCGTAAGAAACACGCTCGCAAGGTGCAGTCTGGATCTGGCGTTATCGCAGGGCCGTGTTATCACCGGCAAAACCCACTTTAAATCGGAGGATTTATGACCAGGGCAGAACAGATTTACCGAGACTTTGAGCAATTCGACATGAACAACCAAGAGGTCTGGAAGCTGTTTGAAAAATACGTGCTGATGATTATTCGGAAAGATTTTACCCACTACGGCGCTTCAGCAGTCTTTGAGCGAATCCGCTGGCACGTTCAGATCGAGACCACCGGCAAGGAATTTAAGCTGAACAACAATTATTGCGCTCATTACGCTCGAAAGTTTGAGGATCGATATCCCGACCACGCAGGGTTTTTCAGGGTTCGCCGGCTGGTCAGCGAGAATCAGAGGCCAAAATGATCTGTCCGGTCTGTGAGGAACGGAGGAATAATGGTCAGAATGCTGCCCAGTGGCCGATTTGGGGGGCGTGGGCAAAGCAAAAGCAGTGGCCGATTAATGGAAACCTCTGCTGGCTGACCGACGAGGAATGGAAGGACATTCTGACCGCGGCTTTTGAGGGCGAGACTTCACCGCGGATCTCGCCTGGATTGGAAGGGGGCATGGTCATGCTAGGCCGACGAACTAGCCGTTACGGGAAAAAGCGTTTCTCAGAATGGCTGGACTGGCTCAATGCTGCGAGCCATCACGCGGGAATTAAAATACCGGCACCAGAGGGCTATGACCAAAGCTGAGAAAAAGTGGATGCAGTCGGTGGCCGAGCTGGGCTGCATCGTCTGTCTGGAGGCAGGATTCGGCTATGTTCCGTGTTGCGTTCACCACATTCTAGAATCGGGTCGTAGGAAAGGGCATCTGCACACCATCGGGCTTTGTCCTGGCCATCACGCTTCAGGACTAAACACCGAGGAAGTGGTCAGCAGGCATCCGTGGCTTAAAGAGTTTGAACGACGTTACGGCACCGACAAAGAACTCTGGAAAAAGACATGCGACGCGCTGCGAGGGTAGATTCCAACCACAATGAAATTGTCAAAGTCTTTAGGCAACTGGGTTGTTCTGTGCTTTCTCTGGCTGCGTTGGGCAAAGGAGTGCCTGACCTGCTGGTGGCCGTACACGGTATCACATGGCTCGTGGAAATAAAGGCAGGCAAGGGTAAAGAAAACGCTCTGCAAACCGCGTGGGGGGCGTCCTGGCAAGGCTCAAGGGCATTGGTGAGGAATATTGAAGATGTTGAATTATTGGTCAAAAGGATGTTGACGAGCAGATTTTAGGCGGTTATTCTTCAATCGCGCTGATCTCCTCCGTGAAGCGCCCCCCCGCGAAACGGCGACTTGAGCGATGCGGGCGCTCACCCGGCGGTCGCCGTTGCCTTACGAAAGGGCGCTTGTGGAATATCAGAAAAACGCCGCGCTGTTTGTCAGTGTGCTGTTTCATAGCGGAACGAACGCTCATTTTATGCACTTGCAGACGAAAAGTTATTCTGAGCACAAGGCGCTTCAGAAATACTACGAAAACATCGTCGACATCGTGGACCGCTGGGCCGAGGCGTTTCAAGGTTGTTACTCAGTGATCGAAACGTATCCCTCTGACTTCCATATCGCCAAATCGCCGCTGCCTTACTTGGGCAAGATTAAAGATTTTGTGGACTCGATCCGCAAAGTGTTACCGGACGAAACGCAGCTGCAAAACATTATTGATGAGGCGTGCGAGCTGATTGATTCGACGATCTATAAGTTAAAGGTGTTGAAATAATGCCTTCCAGCTCACCAGCCCAAGCTCGCATGATGGCCGCGGCGGCGCACGATCCGAAGTTTGCGAAACGGGTCGGCGTGCCGGTTTCTGTGGCGCGAGACTTTAACCAGGCGGATAAGGGCAAGAAGCTGGCAGAAACGATGAAGCGGATGCCAGAAAAAAAGTGAAAATTGAACAGGTAAAACTCGATGCGCTGATTCCGTATGCTCGGAACAGCAGAACTCACTCTGACGCTCAAGTAGCGCAGATCGCAGCTTCCATCAAGGAATTTGGCTTCACAAACCCCGTTCTGATTGACGAAACCGGCAGCATTATTGCAGGACACGGCAGGGTCATGGCGGCAAAGAAGTTAGCGATCGCTGACGTTCCCAGTATTCGACTCACGCATCTGACCGAAGCGCAAAAGAAAGCCTACGTTATCGCAGACAACAAATTGGCTTTGAATGCGGGGTGGGATGACGAGATGCTGGCGGTGGAGCTCACCGATCTGAAGGACATGGGCTTTGATCTTGACCTGACCGGATTTAGCACCGACGAGATCGAGGCGCTGCTGGCCCCGACAGGAACGGAGGGGCTGACAGACGAGGATGCGGTGCCTGAGGTGCCTGAAACCCCCGTGACCGTCCTGGGGGACGTTTGGCTGCTAGGCAAGCATCGGGTGATGTGCGGGGACTCGACCAGTATTGATGCGGTGGAGAAGCTGATGGATGGGCAGAAGGCGGATATGGTGTTTACTGATCCGCCTTATGGTATGTCTTTGGACACAAACTATGATTCGATGTTTGCAGCAGACAAAACGCATCGAAAAACAGGAAAGCGGTTTAATGAGGTAGCAGGCGATCACGAAGACTTTACCCCCGAGTTAATAAGCACAATCTTTGCGGCATTCCCAGAAGCAAAAGAAGTTTTCATTTGGGGTGCTGACTATTTCACCGAATTGATTCCTGATAGAAAAGAAGGTTCGTGGGTGGTTTGGGATAAACGGTGCGGCGAAAACATGGACAAGGTGTCTGGAAATACCTTTGAACTTTGCTGGTCAAAGCAAAAGCACAAGCGACTGATTGCCAGAATTCTTTGGTCTGGTCATCATGGCATGGCAAAGGATGACACCAAAACGCGCGTTCACCCAACCCAAAAACCCGTCGAACTAACGGCATGGTTTTTTGACCAATGGGGCAAGGACTGCAACATCGTTGCCGACCTATTTGGCGGCTCCGGCTCAACCCTTATCGCCTGTGAGAAAACAGGCCGCATAAACCGCAGCATGGAACTCGACCCCAAATACTGCGACGTAATCGTCCAACGCTGGCAGGAATTCACAGGACAGACAGCAACGCTGGAATCAAATGGTAAGCCGTTCATTTCATTAAAGAAAGCTGCTTAGACTGTAGTTTATAAAAAGAATGAACTTCAAATCTCACAGACCAACGGACAAAACAAGGCAACAGGCTCAGAGTGCTTCTGGACTTGGCTTGCCTCAAGATCAGATTGCTGCGTTGATTGGTATTGCGCCTGACACGCTGAGAAAGCATTACGACCTAGAACTCGGACTGGGCAAGGCTCAAGCCTCGGCAGCGGTGGCTAAGACCCTGTTCAACAAGGCCACTGTCGGCCAAGACACCACGGCAATGATCTGGTGGACTAAAGCGCAGATGCGCTGGTCCGAAACCGTCAAGCAAGAGCTCACCGGCAAAGACGGAGAGCGCCTAGAATTTACCAAGATCGAGCGCGTCATCGTGAAGAATGACTAAGGTTCTGCAACTCAAAACCCCTGAATGGTCTGTGCCTCTGCTGGGGGCCAGCCGATATAAGGGTGCTTGGGGTGGTCGCGGATCTGGCAAGTCTCATATGTTTGCAGAGTTGATGATCGAAGCGCACATCATGAACCAGAAGCGGCGCAGCGTCTGCGTTCGCGAGATCCAGAAATCCCTGAATCAATCGGTCAAGCGCCTGCTTGAAACCAAGATCGAGGCCATGAACGCAGGGGCTTATTTTGAAGTCCAGGATGCCGTAATCAAGTCCAGAAAGTCAGATGGGGCGATCATCTTTCAAGGGATGCAGAACCACACCGCCGACAGTATCAAGTCTCTGGAGGGTTACGACTGCGCCTGGGTGGAGGAAGCCCAGTCGTTAAGCCAGACCAGTCTCGACCTGCTCCGGCCGACAATCCGCAAGCCCGATTCCGAATTGTGGTTTACGTGGAATCCGCGCCAAGAATCCGACCCTGTAGACTTCCTGCTGCGCGGTCCGACACCGCCTAAAGACGCAACGGTCATCAAGGTCAACTTTTCAGATAATCCTTGGTTTCCCCAAGTCCTGCGCGATGAGATGGAATACGACAAGCGCCGCGATCCCGATAAATACCAGCACGTTTGGCAAGGTTCTTATCTCACCAACAGCAGCGCCCGAGTCTTTAAAAATTGGAAGATTGACGAGTTCGAAGCGCCTGCAGATGCGATTCACCGGCTCGGTGCGGACTGGGGATTCTCCGTCGATCCTACTACCCTCGTTCGGTGCCACATCATCGGCCGCACGCTTTACATCGACCACGAGGTCTACATGGTCGGCTGCGAGATCGTGAATACACCTGAATTGTTCATGCAGGTTCCCGAGTCCGAGAAGTGGCCTATCGTGGCCGATTCAGCGAGGCCCGAGACCATATCCCACATGAAGCGCAACGGCTTTCCAAAGATCATGACCGCGGTCAAAGGGCCGAAGTCGGTTGAGGAAGGCATCGAGTTTCTGAAGAATTACGACATCGTTGTCCACCCGCGATGCATCCACACCATCGATGAGCTGATGCTCTACAGCTACAAGCAAGACCCGCTGACCGGACGAATCCTGCCAGTGCTGGAGGACAAGAAAAACCACGTGATTGACGCTTTGCGGTATGCTTGCGAAGGTGTCCGGCGTGCTGTGAGCATAAAGCCAGCGACTTTCCGGCCCATTGCAACGATGCATAAATGGTCGGAAAATTCGTCCAAAATGAGGATTTAACATGGCTCGACTCTCAAACGACCAACGGCTGGCCAATTTGCACGCAGACGCGCTAAAGCAATTCAACGACATCCAGACAGCGTTGCGGGATGAGCGCCTGCAATGCCTGCAAGACCGCCGCTTTTACTCACTCTGCGGTGCTCAGTGGGAAGGTCCGCTTGCCTACCAATACGAGAACAAACCAAAGTTTGAAGTCAATAAAATTATGCTGGCCGTTATTCGGATCGTCAACGAATACCGAAACAACAGGATTACGGTCGACTACGTAAGCAAGGACGGCACAGAAAACGACAAGCTGGCCGAGGTGTGCGATGGGCTTTACAGGGCTGACGAGCAAGCCTCAGTAGCTGATGAAGCCTACGACAACGCCTTCGAGGAAGCGGTCGGCGGTGGCATTGGTGCATGGCG